TGTTTTGTCGTAGGTAATGCTTAGTAACAGGCGCTAACCTGTATTAAGCCGGGCAGTGCCCGCCCACAACGTCGTCTTTGGTAAGCCAATGGCCACCACCGTTCTGTCCGGCACGTCCGGCGCCCTCTACTACAAGCCCGCTGGCACCACCGGTACATTCGGTGAGTCTGGCGTCAGCGTTGCAAACGACGAGATCACCGTCGCTCCTTACCTGAACTTCAAGGTAGGCGACCCCGTTGTTTTCAGCGTCGTCAACAGCCAAACCGGCGGAGCCGGCACTGGCACCCTGCCTGCTGGCATCAGCAGCGGTACCACCTACTACGTGATTGGGTACACCGCTTCCACCGGTGTGATGCAAGTATCCGCCACTGCCGGCGGCTCCACCATCACCATCACTGACGATGGCACCGCTGCTGCCCCCAACGAATTCCAGGTTGCTTACGCCGCCTTCGCCGCTGTCGGCCAAGTCCGTGACTGGAGCTTCGAGATCAGCCGCGCTGAAATCGACGTGACCACCATTGGTCAAACCCCTGGTCAGTACGTGCCTTTCCGCAGCTACATCTCTGGCTTCGGCGATGGTACCGGCACCGCAACGGTCTACATGACCAACGAGGATGCCGCACTGTCCAACCGCATGATCGAAGACGTGCTTCAGCGCCAGCAAACTGGTGCAGCTTTCAAGCTCTACACCGACCGCGTCTTCAGCGGCGGCACCCTGAGCGAGAGCCTGAGCCGCTCGATTGCCTTCGATGCAGTGCTGACTTCGGCCAGCCTGAACATCAACCCCGACGACGCCCAGTCCGTGACTGTGAACTTCCGTCCTGCTGGCACCCCCACCTTCGACTTCAGCACTTCTGCCTGATAGTCTGCAGAGGTGTAATTCAGTCAACCCCCGGCTGGTTACCGGGGGTTTTTTATTGCTTCTAGTCCGCTACAGTAGAACAAACCACAAACGGTTATGCCAGTTCCAGTCCGCGCCATTGACCGCCTCAAGAAAGCGGCCAACTTGGAGCCCGTCAAGAAAACTGTTGAGCTATCTGACGGCAGCAAATTTGAAATGTGGGTCGCTCCACTGACCATGGCTGAGCGCGAACGCGCCCAAAAGCAGGCCAAGTCCGACGATGCCAACGCCTTCGCACTCCAGCTGCTGATTGCCAAAGCACTGGACGAATCCGGCAGCAAGCTGTTCAGCGCTGGCGAGATCGACGTGCTCAAAAACGAAGTCAAGGACAAGGATCTCCAGGCACTGATGCTGGCAATCCTTACCGACGACGCCGAGCCGATCGATCCAAAAAACTAGCGGCCGAACTTCGGAAAGACAACTGGCTAATGCTCCAGTTCGGCGTCGCCAAAGAGCTGGGGCTAAGCCTTACCGAAGTTCGCACGACCATGACAGCCGAAGAGCTTATCGGCTGGAGCGCCTATTTCCAGATCCTTAACGAGGACCAAGAAAAGGAATACGAAAAAGCTCGACGCCGCCGTTAACCCGGCGGCTTTTCTACGGCGGCTCTACACTGGTCGGAAGAGGCTTGCAAAAACAGTGCAGTACAACGCCGATATTCTGCTTAATGTCAAATACAACGAGCGTAGCCTCGATCGTGTAGCCACGACAGTAGCTCGTGTACAAACACTTGCTAAGCAATTAAAACCCATAAATTTGTTTAGCCCAGGAGCTGGTGCGGGGGCTGATAAAGTAAGCGTTGCGATGGAAAATATTCTTGCTAGAGCTAAAGCAATTGCTGGAGAACAGGGTAAGGGGGCAACACAAATAAGCGCTACATATGCTGGCGCTGCGCAAACCGCAGATGCTTTTGCAGAGGTACTTAGAAATGTAAAAATTAAAGCTAAAGATGGTAATGTAGAGTTAAAAAATCAAGAACAAAGAGTTCAAGACGTAGCCACAGCGTACGGTAGAGCGGCAGCCAAGGCTGACGTTTTACGGGACAGGTACGAAGCGCTTATTCAAGCAGCAAGACAACAGGCTGGGTTACCTATAGGCCCTGTTAGTCAATTGGGAACAGTAGAAGCAGACGCCGCTGCAGCACAAGCCCGCGCACAATCAACCTACCAACAACAAATAAATAAAAATCTACGTACAGATGTTCTGTACCAAAAAATAAAATTAAACCTGATTCTAGATCAAACAGACGCGCTGTTAAAACAAGATGGTCTTTTTGCTCGTCTGGCTAAAAAAGCAAGTCAAAGTGGCGGAGCCGGGGCATTTGGAGAAAATCTTGCTTTAGGCGTAGGCTTCCCCCTGTTATTCGGCGGCGGCGCGGGCAGTGTTGCTGGCTCAGCAATAGGTTCATTATTTGGCAAAGGTTTTGGCGGTCAGATTCTTGGTGGCGCGTTAGGTCAAGCACTAGATCAAGCCGTAGCGGCGGCTGCGCGTCTTGCAAACACCCTGGCAACAGTGGGCGACAACTTTAGTCAAATCCGCGAAGAAGGGATTTATTTCACTGCAGAACTCGAAAAACAAGTACGAGCCGCTAAAGAAATTGGCAACGTTTCAGAAGCTCGCCGTTTAACCACCGCTGCTGTAACCGCACAAACGGGAGATGTCGGCGGGCTTGCAGGACAAGGAGCTGCGGCTGCTGTCAATGAACTCCAAAAGGCATGGAACGGCGTAACTAAAGCTGTAGGTACAACATTAGGTATTATTGCCGGACCTTTTATATTTGCATTAAACGTTGTCTTGCGTGGAGTACAAGGCATATTTTTCTTGATTAACGGAGTTGCAACCGGAATAGCCAACCTAATCAATTTGATTCCCGGAGCCAAACAACTAGGTAATGCTTTGTATGAGCTATCGCTAAAGGGCACTGCTGAGTACGAAAATCAACTGGCTGAGCTAGATAAGCAAATCAAAGCCGAGTACAACCTTGTGCAGCTTGCAAAAGTTCGCACGGGATACCTGGAGCAGATGCTCGGCAAGAGCAAAACACAACAAGACATTCTTGGTAAACAAGCAGACGCTACAGAGCGACTTAAAAAATTTGAACAAGAGATTAAAGAATTTAGAGCCGGAGCTCCCAACGGCACGAGTGAGCTACGCAAAAAAGCACTGGAACAAGAAACCCAGATGCGCCTCAAATTTGCAGAGAACGAAAAACAAATTTTACTCAAAGACGCGAATGAGGTATATAACACCATTCGAGAAAATAACAAGCGTGTAGCAGAAGCGCAACGTACTTATGACGAGCAGCGGCGTGACATGGTGCGCGAAGCAGCACGGGCACAGGCCGATTTTGATTTGCAGGCGATTCGACGTGTAGAAGACGCTCGCATGAAGATGCGCGAGCAAGAACTCGACTATGTACAAAAAGTTCGCCAAGAAGAGCTTAAGACCCAACAACTAATTGACCGCGAACGGCAACTACAACGCTCAGTCGCTGGAGCACTATCTGCTGATCCAGAACAAGCAGAAATTATCAACACCGTACAGACCGCCGTCGAAAATTACCGTACTGGCCGTATGGCCGTCGAAGAAGAAGCTCGCGCAGCCCAAGAAAAAGCACAGTTGGAGTATTCAAAAGTTCAGGTTCAAATTGAGCGCTACAAATACGACAACGCTCTACGCATCAATCGCGCAAACGAAGACAGCCAAATCAAAATTGCCAAAATCAATGACCAAATCCGCCGCCAAAACGAAGAAGCATCTAAGCAAGAATTTAACCGTCAACAGGCTGCAATTACAGCACGTGTTAAAGAACAAATAACCGCAGCTCGCGTACAGTATTTTCCTGCGAAAGCCGCCTTGGCACAAGAGGCAGCTGTGCCCGGTACACTTACGCCGGCAGATAAACAGTATTACACCGATATAAAAAATACAGCATCTATTATGCTTGGTGAATTTTTAGCCTTATACAAAGAAATAGGTGCAATGTTTAGAACTGTACAAGCTACAAAACTTCAACCTATGACTCAAACACCTGGGCTTACAGATACTTCAGGTGCTGCAAGTGCGGCAGAAACCGCAGCAAATAAACAATTGCTTGTATACCAGCAGCAAATCCAACAACTACAAAAAATTAACGGCCTTAAGAAAGAAGAGCTGGCGTTAGCCGAAGCAGTGCTTGCCCCAGGTGTTGATAGTCTTAAGCAGTTTAACGACATTATTAAACAGCAAAAGGATCGCGCTGCATATGAGCGCGAATACGGAGCTCTACTGCGTGACGGAATTAAACCCGAGCTGGCCGAGCAATTAGCTGTAATCAATCAAATGGAGAAAGCGCAATTAAGCCTTCTCGATAACATGATTAAAACAATTGAAGCACTTAACGACCCACAGTTTAAAGATCTTGTTGATGCACTAAAGAAAATTCAAGAAGGTGTTAAAGGTAAAGCGCAAGAGGCGCGTGGGGGCGTTACAGGTACCGCTCCGGGTCAAAGAATACAAGAATTTATTAGCAGAACAAAGGCTGAACTTGAGGATTTAGAGGCACTAGCTATACGTGTTGCCGATGGCATAGGGAATGCTGTTGGAAACTCTCTTGCAAGCGGTATTACAGGCTTAATTGAAGGCACTACCACTGCCAAACAGATTTTTGCCGACTTCTTAAAGAGCGTCGGGGACATTTTGATTCAAGAGGGCACCCGCATGATTGCGATGTATATCGCCATCGGCATCGCCAAAGCATTCGCTGGTTTAGGCGGAAAAGGTGGTGGTGCGGAGACTGACACTGCATTTATGGAGCGCACGGCCAACCTTGATCTTGTAGGCGACGTAAAACTTCCCGGTTTTGCAAGCGGTGGTTTTGTAACCCGCCCCACAACGGCAATGGTGGGTGAAGGTGGCGAACCGGAGTACGTCATTCCTGCCAGCAAGATGCGTGGCGCCATGAATCGCTATGC